CCAGCTTTGGCTATTTGATAAGCCATTTCTGAAGAAACACCAGCTTTGTTAACAACTTCTTGAGTACCAGTAACTACTACAGGTTTTGTAGAAATCTGTGTGTAGTTTAATAGTCTTGAAGTAGCTGTTAATGCTCTGCTTGGAGAGTCATCACCCTCAATTACTAGGTTACCAGCTGCTGCTGCTAAACTATCTGTTTGCCATTCATGCTTTGTGCCACTAGCTGAACCAGTACCAATACTAGACATAAAAGGCGTTTCTGTTGGTGAGATGTTATAAATAACATTCGCCAAGTCTTCTCTCTTATTGTTACTATCAAAAGTTTCATAAGAGTTACTATAAATTGCCATTTTTGATTACCTATATTAAAAAAGTTTTGTATTAAGCTAAGAGTTCNTTAGACTTTCAATAACGCTTTTAGCATCATTNACATGCCCAGTCTTCCTTAACCTTGCTCTTTGTGCCTTAACTTTATCACTAGATATTTCACCTTTTGTTGCTGGAGAACCAGGTTTTTGAACTTTAGGTACAACTTTAGCTTTCTTATTAGAAATCTTAGCTGCTAAAAGATTTTCATACAACATGGCTTTATGTAGAACATCTACAGACCTTGCATCAATTAAGCTGTTAACTTCCTGTTCAGTAAATCCTTTTTTAACTGCAAAGGTTTTAATTGATTGTTTCAATTTAGGGCCTTTGTCAGGATCAACCCATTCAGGGAGTTTTTCTGCCATAAGTTGTTGCTGTCTGCCAAGTTCTTCTTGCCATTTAACTTCATGTTCTTGTTGCTGTTTGTATTGAAGATTCTTTTGTTCTTCTTCAACTATTCTTTTATTATCTTGAAGTTCTCTATATTGATCTCTTTTCAACATATATTCGGTTGGATCTTCTTCCTTGAGTTTAGTCCAGTCAGTTTTTGCAAGTTCATTTATTTTAGAATCTGCCTGAGTGTTAAATTGTTCAAGTTGTGATAAGTAACGCTGTCTTTCTTGTTGAGTCGCAGCTAATTCTTCATCAGCTTTTTTGCGTTGCTCTGCCAATACTTGACTTTTTCGTGTGTAATCAGCTTGTCTACTGTAACCAGCTTGAAGTTCATCGAGAGTAACCTCAACATCTTTACCATCTACTTTGATGGTGTATGTACTAGGTGTCTGACTTTCTTCTACTTGGTCTTGGTCTACTAAATCTTCAGCAGATAACCCATCAGGATTTTCTGCTTCTGTTTCAACTGATTCGGACTCCATGTCCTGTGCAGAAACTTCTTCTTGTGTTTCTGTTTCTTCTTGGTTTTCTTCGCTTTGCTCCGTAGGAGTGCTCATCATACCTTGAAGTGCTTTTTGTGCCGATGCAACATCTGTTACAGGCACACCACCATGAGTGGATTCTTTCTTAGGGATATCATCTTTTGCCATGATTATTTACCTCCCTTTCTTTCTTCTTCGAGAATCTTTCCATTTTCCATAGTATTTACAAGAACATTTTGAGCTGTTAATACACCTCTTATAGAATGATACAATGCTTCTCTGCCATCTTTATCAACTATTTCTGTTCTTATCCATTTCTGAAATATATCGTTTTGGATAACTTCATACGATTTTATTAATAAAGGATCTTCAAGTAATGCTTTTGCATTTTGTCCTTCCCTTATCTCCTTCTCTTTATCTACCATTTTCTGCTCCTATTTGGTTGATTCTATCCACTAAATTAGTGGGTATAGTTTTTCTCCCAGCGAGATACCCTCGAATATCATTCGGACTGATTGATGTTTTCAAGTGTAACTCATTTACTGAAATGCGATATTTCAACATTAGTTGTTGTAATTCTGTATTAGTAAGTTTTGATTTTTCTGTTAATTTAACCAATTATTTTTTCTTCTTTTTCTTTTTAGGAAAACCAGCTTTCATATTTGCATATGCTTTATCTGATATTGTAGAGTTCTTTTTACTTCTACTTGTTCCTGCTTTTTTTCTTTTGTTAATGTTTCTATATAAACTCATTTTCCTACCTTCTTCATTGCTAGTTTATGTGCTTGTGTAAAAGTTTTGCCCTTGTTCATGTGCTTTCTCATTTCTGTCATGTGTTTTGCAGTATGATGTTTTTTATGTCTTGCAAGAGTTTCTTTTTGTAATTTGGTTAACATTTGCCTTTTTTCTTTTTATTTTTTTTTGGTTTTTTATATCCGTACATTATAGTAACCTCAATAAATCTGTAAATTTATCTGTTGCTAGTATAAANATAACAATAGCAGTCCAAGCTATATATTTAAACTTAAATACTTCTGTTTTTACATCTTTCATGTCTTTTTCTATATGAGTTAGATGATTAGCCTTAATATCATAGATATCTTTTTTTATAAGTTCTATCTCAAGATTTAATTCGTTATTATCTTTCATTTAGTGGCAACCTCTTTCTTTTAGGATAGGTGTTTAAGGCTATCGCTACTGCTTGTTTTTGTGGTTTGCCTTCTTTTTTTAAAATCTTAATTTTTTTGGAAACTAGTTTATTTCTTTCAATTTTTCCATATCCTGAATGTGTAGGGTATGACATTAGCTTGGGCCTATTCCTACTGGTCTATTTTGGACAGCTTCTAGTGCAAGTTCTTGTTCGTTTAATTCAAGTTGTGATTTTTNAATCTGTAATTCTTGTTGCTTGAGAGCAAGATTAATTGCTGCTTCTTCTTGTTTAAGTTTAAGTTCTTGTGCTTTAAGTTCAGTATCTATTTGTAACTCTTGAGCTTGTAATTGTAGTTTTTGTAATTCTACTTGAGCTTTTTGTTGTGCTACCTTTTCATCTAATGTAGGTTCAGGTGGTGGTTTAGGTGGCATCATAGCTGGGTTAGATATAAATTGATCTGCATTTTTATATCCTGATTGAGCTATAAATTCACTTACTGCATTGTATATATTTTCTGGTGTAACAATAGAACCCATGCCACCATTTTGTACCAGACCTTGTATTATCTGCATAATAGAACCCATAGTTTGAGTTTTACTTTGTTGAGAACCCGATCCCACACCTACATTTACAGTACAATTTAGTTTTTCTTTCCAACGAGATACATCTATTGGTACAAATTTTCCGTTAAGATAAGCCATTTTTTGTCTATCTTCGTATCTTTGTACGAGTGAATAAATGTTTCTAAATAAATCTTTAATACCTGTTTCTGCAAATATACGAGCAATAAGCTCAATTCTTTGCATAGCAGACTCGGTTGCTGCTGAGATTGCACCACTCGTTACATGAGATGTTAATACATCAGGATTTAATCCTTGCGACATTTTAGATACACCTGATCTTTCTTCCCTAATGCCATCTAAGTATCTAACCATATCGAAAGCATAAGGTTGTATTTGTGGTGTAGGTAAAGCTGTAACAGCTCCTGGTGCTCTCATTCTTACAATCCCACCTGGTTTAGATGAAAGTAAATCATCTAATTCTACTTGACCAGCAAGAACTGCATATCTAGCATTGTTAGTTAAATACATATTATCAAGAAGATTTCTCATAATAGTAGATTTAATGAGCTGTATATCTTGTACTGTATCAGCAATACTCATGCCATGGAACTTATGTGGTATTGGTAGTGGACAAATCGTTGAGAAAGGAATTGAATCAATCTCCTCATTATCCAATATTATATGACCACCTTTAGTAATTTTTCTAAGTTCTGCTATGCCATCGTTATCATAGTCGATGTGCATATAACATTCTTCTAACCAAACTTTTCTTGATGGCCCTTCTCCTTCATCGCTAGGAGATGAATCATCATCGTAACTAAATCGTGCTATTCTTTCCTCATTAAATTCTGCGTTATTTTGTGTATAGCTTGGTAGTTCATCAACTAAAGACTTAGGATAGCCTTCTAAAATTAAATCAGATACCGATTTTTTTACTCGATGACACACAAAACTAGCATCTTCAACAGAAGTAGCCCTTCTTGATACTAAAAATTCTTCAGGTGGTACAGATAAAACTCTTACTTGTCCATCGGTTTTAGTTTTTTTAACCTTAACATCGTGTTCAACAATAGCTGGAGATATAAGATTTCCAAAATCATCAACTTGTTGTTTTTGTATTATAACCTCAGTATGCTCTATAACTTCCATATCATCGTTAGCAAGAATAGATTGGTATTCAATTTCAGTTAGATTGGTGTAATTTTCTTTAGATACTTCTGTTTTTTCTTCCCAGAAATGTTTTATAACTCCTGTTTTAGATATTAAAGCATCTTTAAAGGCATCATACAGCACCTTAAAGCCGTTATTTTGCTTGTTAAAGACATAATTAACGTAATCAGTAGCTTGTTGTGCCATCTCAACATCTTCAGGGCCTTGTGGCTCAAATTCTGCTACATTGTTGTGCGTGGTAAAAATACGCATAAGACTCGGCATAATATACTCAATCGTATCTCTTACATCAGTGGTTACGATCTCAGACCTACCCTCTATTTCATTACCAAACTTCTCGCCAAGATAATACTTCATAGCATCTTCTCTTTGTTCTGAAAGTTCAGTATTAAAATTGCCAGAAGCAGACTCTATCTCATTACTCAGTTTTGATGCTAATTCATCATCGGTCATTTTTTTAGCCATTTATTTTCCGTACCTTTTTTTAAATCTTTGTGCTGCTGATTGAAAGTTTTTCCATTCTTTTTCTGTCATTTGTCCTTTCTGAGGGTGGTTTCCTTTAGCAATATCATCTAATAAAGACTTGTTTTGGGAAACAGTTTTTTTTCTTACAAGTTCTTTATCTAAATCAATTTGTTTTTGCAATTTTTTATTCTTTGCTAAATTCTTTGCTGTTTTTTTAGCTGCTAATCTTGCTGCTGCTGATAATCCTGCTCCTATTATTGGTGGTAATGGCATAATATTTATCTCCTATACGACAGCTACATCAGGGCCTAATCTGCCTTTACTGTTCCATCGTGATCCTTTAGTTGTTGAATGTCTAAGACTCATGGCAGCATATCTTGTAGCCGACATTAAGTCATCTTTAAGTTTAACCAGTTTTCCATCTTTACGATGATACATACGATACTCCTCAAACCAGCTATAAAGGGTATTAAATACTTTAAATCTTCCAGATTCCATTCTGTCTAACATTTCCATAAGACCTGCCTCAACCGAATTACCTCCTTTTTTCTCGCCTAATGCTGGTGGGTTTTCAAAGTGGAAAGGCAGCATATTAACATAAGCATCACGATATTGTTCAGCTAGGGTAATCCCAGAGCCTTTATCGTGTTGGTAGCCATCGTGTGGCCAGACTATAGGGATATAGTCGCTACCTTCCCGTTCATTAATATGTGATGCATGATAACTTGGGATTTGTTTACTCATGCTGTAACAGTCATAAACGTAGACAATATCCTTATCTCTATCCCAAGCTAACCAAACTACGGCTGTAGGGTGGTCATATCCAAAATCTAGACCTGCAATCCTTGCGAAATGAGGGGGTATGGTGAACGGATCACAGGCTAAGTTATCTTCATCGATAGGAAAAACTAATCCACTTCCTATCATCGGTATGCCCTTTGATCTCATATCACGTTCATGTTGAGGTAGGGCAGCTAAAATCTGTTCTTTCATGTCCTCGGTCAAATGCTCTGCATCTTCCCACCCTGCTGTAACTAGGGCTTGTCCTGGTCTTAAATCTGAGGTGAAGTTTTGTACTACCTCAGTCATACCTGACTCAGGGGTAAAAGTCAGGTAGACTTGTCCTTTCTTGTCCAAAGTACGAGTAATACATTGTGAGTAGATATCTTGAGGTGGTTCTTCATCGAGCCATATAATATCTAAACTCTCCCCCATAAATTTTTCAGCACCCATTTCATAGGCTTTAAAGGCAACCCTAGACCACCCACCTGTTCTGTGTTTAACAAGCACCGAGGAATGTGCATTAGGCACACCTGGTTTTCTTGTTGTTTCGCCAATGAGATGTTTTGGAATACTTCCCTTTCCTCTATCTCTTGGGTTGTCTGGTTGCCCAAATAATTCTTTCTGGCATATATCTCTTGTGGTTTCATTACTAGCTCCACACACCCATGCCCTAATAGGTTTATCGTATTTTTTTCCCTTCCACCATTTAGGGTATAATCCAGTCAAATGAGCTGCCATTTCCATAGCTCCCACATAAGACTTACCCACCCTGTTAGCTGCCATCAAAAGCCTCTGAGAGGACTCTACACCAGCTTTATGAAACCTTTTTTGAAACTCGTAGGGTTGGTAGTAGTTTAACCTATTTTCCTCTTGTCGTTTATTTAACTCACCGAGGATTGCTTGAACACGATCTTTAGACATAATACTCCACCTCAAAGTATATGTTTTTTTAAAATAAAACGCAACATCTTGTGTTGTATTAGATTGAATAGGGCTATATCTAGTATATTAGTGAGTGCTAATGGTCTTATATTTCCTACCATAGTGTGGGTTAA